AAAATTGCAAGAGCAATTGCACTTGCACTTGATATTGCTATTCTTAACGGAACAGGAGCAGCAGGCAAGCAACCAACAGGAATCATTCCAACCATTCCGGCAGGAAATCAAGTTTCTGTTGCTTCAAATGCAGCACTTGTTGAATTTGTCAAGCCTATTGGCTTAATTGACACCGGTGTTGATTCTGTTGGGGAAATTATTGCTGTTATGAAGCGTTCAACATATTACAATCATTTCTTGGAGTTTTCTATCAATGTAGATGGAAACGGCAATGTTGTTGGCAGATTGCCGAACCTAACAAGACCTGATATTTTAGGAATCCGTGTTGTGTTCAATAACAGCATGGCAGAAGATGAAGTTCTTTATGGCGATTTCCAACAATACACACTTGTAGAACGTGAAAATATTGCTGTTGATTCTTCAGACCAAGTTCGCTTTGTTGAGGACCAAATGGCATTTCGTGGAAAAGGGCGCTTTGATGGAAAGCCAACAAAAGCAGAAGCTTTTGCTTTGGTTACTATCACAGCAGCGGTTTAATAAATGGCACCGGTTGGAATCAAATGTTTATTGACAGATTTAAGGACCGGTGAAGCTTTTGTGATTCCTTCCATTGCAAGAGCAAGAAAATATATGAATGTGAACAGCAATATCATTTATGGGCGGTTAGCTGTTGAAGAACCGCTAATAATAAATGGGTACAAACTAGAAAAATTAACGGAGGTTTGAAAATGTCTAATTATACAGTGATTCACGCTTTCACCGATAAAACAAACGGCGCACAATATGAGGTTGGTCAAACTTATGAAGCGCAAAGTGAACAACGTGCAAAAGAACTTGAACAGGGCGGCTATATTGCTGCACAAGGCAGCCAACAAGCGCAATCTGCACAAATGGAAAGCAAAGCTGCACAAGCAAATGCACAAGGGCTTGCACAAGCACATGAACAAGCTGCAAAAGCGATTGAGCCAAAAACGGTTGTCAATGGGAAGGTTGTTTCTCTTAAAGCTGCCCAAGCTGCTGAAGCTTATTTTGAAGCCAACAACACAACAACAGGTGTTCAAGCGCATCATGATAATACTACTGAAGCAGTACCGGCAGGGCAAATTGCACAACAAGGACAACAAGCGATGAACCAACAGCAAATGAACCAAGCAACCGGCGCTGCTGTTCGCCAAGCTAATGTGCAAAGCAGCCAAGCACATCTTGAAGAAGCTTTAAGCCGCAGCACAAGCACGGCAGAAGCAGGCAGAGCGCAAATGTATAACCAAGGTGAAAATGAATTTACAAAAAGCCTACAATCTGCACAAAACACAAATGCACAAGGAACAGCGCAACAATCACAACAAGCTGCCCAAGCTGCTGCAATGAGAGCAGAACAAACGAATCCTGCTGCTGCTGAAGCTGAAGAAGCTGCTTTAAATTCAAAAGCTGCTGCAAAAGCAAGAGCAAAAAAGGACAATCAATAATTGGATACTGTTTTAAATCTGCTGAAGATTGATTTGGGCATTACGCACAATTTGCGTGATGCCTTTTTGATTCCTTTGATTCAGGGCAGCCAAATTGAGATTGAAAAAAGAGGAATCACACTTGATTTGAAAAATACAGCAGACCAAATGCTTTTGTCTGATTATGCTGCTTGGTGTTATAGGAACCGCCAACAAGATGTGCCGCTTGCAAATAACATTCAGCACCGTTTAAGAAATCGAATCATTGAAGAAAGGATTGCAAAACAAGATGGTATCGTTTAAATCAAGCGTGGGCAATCCGCAAAATATTTCTTTGGATGATGTTGCTTATTTGATTTCAATCACAACAACAAAAGATGAATTGAATCAAGCAATCAAAAGTGAAAAGCAAGCAATGATTTTTTGCAGCCGGCTTTCAATCACAAGGGCTGAATTTAACACGGCAGGACAGCTTGGACATAAACCGGATATGATGCTTTTAGTTGATTCAGATTCTTATGATGATGAACAGCATCTTGATTATAACAACAAGCGCTTCAGCATTTATAAAACTTTTCGCCGGATTGATGGCTTCACGGAATTATATTGTGAGGTGAAAAGCGGTGACAACACCTGATAATTTAGCAGCAGAAATTCAAAGAGTGCTGCAAGGTTATGTTTCAGGAGTTTCAGAACAGATTGAAACAGACAAAAAAGAGGTTGCACAAGCTTTGGTGAAGGAATTAAAAACAAAAGGGCTTGGACCTTATAAAGATAGAACAAATGAATATCGAAAAGGTTGGCGGCTAAAAAGGAAAGGCAAAAAATACATTGTCCACAATGCAACAAACTATCAATTAACACACCTTTTGGAACATGGACACGCTAAAAGGGGCGGCGGCAGGGTGCCGGCTTATCCGCACATTGCACCGGCTGAAGAAAAACATGTTGCTGATTTTCTTGATAGAGTGGAAAGGGCTTTAAGACAATGACACTTTCAGAACTTAATTTAATCCTGCAAACAACCGGTTTTCCGGTTGCCTATTCTCATTTTGTCGAATCAGATAATGAACCGCTGCCGGCACCGCCGTTTATAACTTATTTGGTGCTTTATTCTTCAAACTTTTCTGCCGACAATGTGATTTACAAACAGTTTCAAAATTTACAAATTGAACTATACACGGATAGAAAAGATTTAGAAGCTGAAGCTATTGTTGAAGCGGTTTTGAATGATAATGAAATTCCTTTTGCAACAACTGAATCTTACATTGAATCAGAACAGCTATTTCAAAAAATTTATGAAGTGAGGTTGTAAAAATGCCTGAAAATAAAGTTGTCTTTGGTTTAAAAAATGCACATTACAGCGTTATCACTGAAGCTGCTGATGGAACTTATACTTATGCAGCACCGGTTGCATTAAAAGGTGCTGTTGAACTTGGACTTGATGCAAAAGGTGACACAAACGATTTTTACGCTGATGATGTTTTATATTACACAACAGTAAGTAACCAAGGATATGAAGCAACCTTGACTGTTGCAAACTTAAGCATTGATTTCAGGACCGATGTTTTAGGTGAAACCCTTGATGCAACAGATTCAACACTTTTAGAAAATAGCGCAATCCAACCAAGAAAAATTGCCTTTCTTTTTGAATTTGACGGTGATGTGAAGGCAACACGGCACGTTCTTTACAATTGTACGGTAAATCGACCAGGATTTTCCAGTGCCACAAAAACGGAATCAGCAGAAGTAAAAACACAAGAACTTACACTTGTAGCAGCACCAAGACCATATGACAGCAATGTGAAGCGTTCAACAACAGCAGACACACCGGATACAACTTATAACGCATGGTATACGGCAGTTTACGACCCAACAGGAGTATAAAAAAGGCGGTTAGAATCACATGGAAAAAACCATTCTGATTGATGGACAAAAAATAAGATTTAAAACAAACGGCGCAACCCCTTTGAGGTACAAAGCACAATTTGGCAGGGACTATTTCAAAGAAATTTTCAAAATGCTGCCTTTGACCCAACTTAATAAAAAAGAATCGAATCCGGCAGCGCTTGAAAGCTTGGATTTTGAAGTTTTTTATAATATTGCTTGGATAATGGCAAAAACAGCAGAACCAACCATTCCGGAGCCTTTGGAATGGTTGGAACAATTTGAAGAATTTCCGATTGCGGATATATTTCCGGAATTGCAAGAACTAATGCTTGCATCAATGCAAAGTTCAAAAAAAAACATGACACAAGCAGCCAAGGCAGCCAAGGTGAAGAAATAAGCACGGAACAATATCAAGTTTTGTGCTATAAATCAGGCTTAACCCTTGCAGATTTAGAAATTATGACAATTGTTATGTGCCTTGATTATATAGAAGAATACATTGAACAAAGCAAGCCGGCAAAAGAGAAGAAAAGAAAAGCAACACAAGCTGATTTTGATGCTTTTTAAAGGAGCGTGAAAGAATGGCTGATAGAATCAAAGGGATAACGGTTGAAATTGGCGGTGACACAACAGATTTAAGCGCTTCTTTAAGGGGCATCAATAATGAATGTAAACCGGCTTTTAAAATTCAACCCTGATAATGCCGAACTATTGGCACAACGGCAAGAACTTTTAAATAGGCAAATACAAAACACTTCACAACGCTTGGAGCATTTAAGAAGTGTTGAACAGCAAGTTCAGCGCCAATTTGAAAGGGGAGATATTGGGGAAGAACAATTTAGGGCTTTTCAACGTGAATTGATTGCAACAGAAGGGCGGCTGCATCATTTTGAACGTGAAGCCCAAGGTACAAGCCGGAATGTGAAAGGCGCTTTTAAAGAATTGGGCAAAGGAATGGCAGGAGCAATTGGCGCTGCTGTTGCCGGTGCCGGTTTAAATGAAGTTATCAATAAATCATTAGAAAATGCACATACAACAACCATGATAAAAGTTGGCATTGATGTTGCTGATGACCAATTGCCAAAAATACAAAACATGGTGAACACTATTAAAGCTTATGGTGTTGACGGTGAAGCAGCGCTTGAAGGTGTAAGGCGGCAATTTGCTTTAAATAAAAATGCTAGTGTTGAAGCAAACAATGCAATCATAAAACAAGCGGCAGTTATTACACAATCTTATGCCGGAATTGATTTCACTGAATTAATTCAGGAAACAAACGAGATGGCAGGCAGCTTGAACATGTCCCAAAAAGATGCAATGGGCATGGTGAATGCTTTATTAAAAATGGGATTTCCGCCGGACCAATTAGATATAATCACAGAATACGGCGCACAACTTCAAAGAGCCGGTTACAATGCAAGCGAAATTCAAGCAATATTTGCTGCCGGAATTGATACCAAAAGTTGGAACATTGATAAGCTAATGGATGGAATCAAAGAAGGGCGAATAAGGCTTGCAGAGTTTGGCAATCAAGTTGATAAAACAACAGCCGGATTGATTAAAGGAACAGGGATTTCAACCAAGCAATTGCAAGAGTGGGGGCAAGCAGTAGCAGAAGGCGGCGATGGTGCAAAGGTTGCAATGGGTGAGGTTGCACTTTCACTTGGAAAAATAGGAGATGCAGACCAACGCAATGCTATTGGTGTTCGTTTGTTCGGAACCATGTGGGAAGATACCGGCGCAAAATTAACTGACACTTTACTTAATTATCAAAAACATGCCGGCGATGCAAAAAAGAATCAAGATTTGTTGAATCAATCAGCAAAAGCTTTTGATGCAGACCCTATGACGAAAATGAACAAAGCTTTAGGTGATATGCAAACAAAACTTGCACCTTTAATGACAATGGTTGCAGATTTTGTTTCAAAAATTGCTGATTGGGTTGAAAAGAATCCGCAATTGGCGGCAACAATAGCAGCAATCACTATTGGCTTGGGCATTTTAATTGGAGCAATTGCAGGGGTTGCAGCGGTTGTTGGTGTTTTGGATGCAGCAGCGGTTGCACTTGATATGGCATTGCTGCCTTTCATTGGTTTAATGGCTGCTTGGGTTGTGGCAATTGGTTTGGTAATTGCAGCAATCGTTTTAATTGTTAAACATTGGGATGAAATCAAAACAAAAGCGGCTGCTGATTGGAATGAACTTGTTGGGATTTTTTCATCAGCAGGACAGCGAATAAAAGAAAAAGCGGCGGCTGATTGGGCTGATTTGGTTGCAAAAGTTTCACAATTGGGCGCTAATATCAGGGCAAAATTCAATTCTGATTTAGCTGATTTTGTTGCAATTTGGGTGAACATGGGCAGAAAAATCAGAGATAAATTTAATTCTGATGTGGAAGAAATAAAAAGAATTGGCGGCAAGATTGGCAGCTTTTTAAGA